CGGCCCAATGGTTGAGGTCAACACGGATCTCTTGGCCGCAGGTGAAGATCCTACAGACATACACCCTTGGCGCGTCTTCCTGCGTGAAGGTGGTGACGGTTCAATGCCAGCAGTTCGCTGGTATCAGCCTGTTGCTAACGCCAACGGACTTAATCAAATCGTTGAGATATTCCGCCGTTTTGCTGACGAGACTACCAGCCTCCCCTCGTACACCCACGGAGAGCAGACTGCATCCCTGAACAAGACAGCGACAGGTATCTCAATGCTGATGGGTGCGGCTAACGTCGCTCTCAAATCAACGATCAAAAATATCGATGACTTCCTGCTCGAGCCAATGATTGAAGCGATGTTCCACTTCAACATGGAGTTCAACCCGCGTGAAGACATCAAAGGTGATTTGCGAATCGTAGCGCGTGGAAGTACTGCGCTCGTTCAGAAAGAAGTCCAAAGCCAGCGATTACTACAGTTCTTGTCCTTGGTATCGAACCCAATGGATGCGGCTTTGGTGGATCGACCCAGCTTGTTGCGTGACATAGCGCAGACGCTGGATATCGACCCCAACGAAATTATAAAGAGCGAAGAGAGGTTACAAGCTGAACAAGCACTCCAAAATCAAATGCTCGCCGGAGCAGGCACGGGCGGTGATGGAACTCCGCCTCAGCCCAGCATGGGACCAAATATCGGGCCTGCTGGAGTCCCGATTGGTTGATGCGCGGGAACGCCTAGAGCAAGCAGATGAAACGAATTTTCGATTTGAGCAAGGCCGTGTACATGAGTTGCGGTTCTTTCTCGAATTGGAAGATACCGCGAAAGCGGTACTAGACAGAGAGCGGACTCCTAAGCGAATACCCGCAATTGATTAACGGACATCCACGTTAGTGGCCCCGAGGAAAATATTATGGCTAGTAGAAATGACCCTGAACGACTAGAAGCTGAAGCGAAAGAACTGCTCACCAAGCTGACAGAAACGGAAGAGGAATCTCCTGATATCGAGGAGGAAACCGAAGAAGTGGAAGCTCTTGCTGAAGAGACCCCCGAGCCTACGGATACGGTCGAAGTTGAAGCGGATGAGGCTCCAGCATTTGAGGAAGAAAGCGGCGAAGTATCTCAAATGCAGGATCGGCTAGACAAAGCCGAGAAAGCGATGAAAGGCGCACAGGCGCGTATGACCAAAGCTACCCAAGAGGCGGCTGAGTTACGCAAGTTAAACGCGGATCTCATGTCGGCTGTTGGCGATCTTAAAGGTCAGCTTGAGGCAAGACAGAAAGACAACGAGCAGTTAGCAAAAATTCGGGAGGAATATCCCGATATAGCTGGTCCGCTCCTTGACGAGTTAAGTCGAACTCAAGCAGAGGTTTCAAGCACCAAAGAAGCTTTGGCGGCTGAAGAACAACGTAGGCAGGATGCGCTCACAGCACAAGCGCAAGCCGAGCATTTTGACCGAATCCGAGCGGTCCACCCCGACGTCGATCAACTGATCGAGACTGCGGACTGGATCAATTGGCTGGAGGTTCAGGATGGTCGAACGCACGAGTGGATTGAGCGAGGTTCATCCAACGACGTCAACGCTGTTCTTTATCGGTTCAAAGCTGACATGGGCATGAAGCCACCTACGCCGCAAGAGCAGGCTCTAGAGAAGGCACGAGCGGTTGCAGAACCCAAAATGCCAAAAACTCGAAAGCCTAAAACTGGTGGAAAGAAGACTTGGACTATAGACGAGATCAAGCGGATGCCGAATCGAGACTTCGAGAAGTATCAGGCTGAAATCATGAAGGCTATGGAACAAGGAGCGATCCGCCGTTAATTAATCTCTTGTGAGGATTTAACAATGGCTTTTTCATTTTTCAGCACGGGCGCTGGCGCTAACGAAGTAAACTTCATACCCGAGGTTTTCAGTAAGCTCCTACAGGCTAAGTTTTACAAGCAGTCTGTACTGCCCGCAATTAGTAACACCGATTATTCTGGGGAAATCTCTGGTCAAGGTGACAAGGTAATCATCCGTACTGTACCAGCCGTAACTATCAATGATTACGCTGGAACTGTTACGAATCAGGAACTCACCACAGGTACTGTGGAGATGCTCATCGACAAGGCGAAGTATTACAGCTTCAAAATTGACGATGTCCTGAAGGCTCAGGCTGACATTAACTTGCTCGAAGCCGCATCTGGTGATGCCGCTGAAGGCATGCGTATTGCAGTCGAGACTGATGTTCTTGCATCTGTCATCGGTGATGCAACCACTACTGGCGCTCAGACTACTATCACGTCAAGCAACGTCTTGGCTGAGATTCTTGAGCTTTCACAAGCTCTGGACGAGTTGAACATTCCAGAAGAAGGTCGTTTTATCGTACTGCCTCCTTCAATGGTCAGCTTGCTCAAGCAGTCTGAGTTGCGTCAAGCGTACTTAACTGGTGATAGCACTTCACCTCTCCGTAACGGCGAGGTAGGCATGGTGGATCGTTTTACTGTTTATCAGTCAAACATGCTCCACACGCCAGCATCTGGTACTGACGCTACCTATACCCACGTACTCGCGGGCCACCCAAAAGCGATCTCATTCGCGTCGCAGTTTACAAATACTGAGACTGTACGCCTTGAGTCAACTTTCGGCGAGGCGGTCAGGGGGTTAAAAGTCTATGGGTCTCAGGTAGTAAATCCTGATTGCCTATGCGTAGGTAAGTGGAAGGTCTAAGACCATATGGGGAGGGCAACCTCCCCTATTCCTTTGGGTTGAAAAATGGAAACAGGTAAGCGTTTTAGAAAGGACGAGCTGTACAAGGAGGCGATGGATTTATTCAACGTCAAACTTGATCGCAGACTCAAGCTCGAAGAGCTGGAGGAGCAATTTGTTCGCCTTAAAAACAACACCAACGAGCCTACTGTTGAGGACGAAACGGAGAGACAAGTACCTCGTACCATCCGCAACGTAGTCACCGGTAACACGTTCGGATTCCTACCCAACTGGGAAAGCAACCCTAACCTTGAAGTTATCGAATGGGAGACTGAGTGATGGCAACTACAAAAGTAGTAGACATCTTGGACAGGGCATCAATCATTCTACAGGACAGCACCAATGTCAGATTCCCAAATGCTGAGTTGCTGAAGTTTTTCAACGACGCACAGAAGGAAGTTGTCCTGCATCGCCCTGATGCCAAGATGGTGAATGAAACATTCTCATGCGGAAACGGAAGCAAGCAGACTATTCCAACTGCTGGTTTACGACTGATTGAGATTGTGAGAAACGTGGGTGGTCGAGCAGTGACTCAAGTAGATCGAAAGATCCTTGATGAGACTCTGCCTAACTGGCACGAAACAACTGCGGGAACCAACAAGATCGAACACTATATTTACGATCCTGCTGACCCAAAGCATTTTTACGTTTATCCGAAAGCTGTTTCGGGTACGCATTCGCTTGAGATTGTGTACAGCTCCGCGCCTAGCGAAATCAGCATCAGCAACTTTGACACTGACACTACAACGATCAGCTTAGATGATGTGTATGCCAACTGCATTCTGGACTATATGTTGTACAGGGCTTATCAGAAAGATTCTGAGTATGCAGGCAATGCCGAGCGCTCAATGATGCACTATCAATCTTTCTCTAATGCGCTGGGTGTCAAGACGCAGGCAGACGGCGCAATCACGCCAATGCCTAATGGTCCTGACCGTAACGCTGGGAGAATGTAATGAAGTACTCAGACCTCAATATATATGTTCGGCCTGAAGTTCAGGGTTGCCCCGACTTTATTATCGAACGTGCAGTACGTGATTCGGCTATAGACTTCTGTAGAAGAACGGACGTTTTCATCCCAGAACCTGAGTTCATCACGATTATTGAAGGGGTCAACGAGTACGCAGTTACACTTCCTACGGGAACAGAGCTTAATCACATCATTGATGTGTTTGAAGACAAAACGGCGCTTCAGCCCATTTCTTACAATGAGTTGTTGCGCCGTCTTGGCGATGAAACTACAAAGGGTAAGCCTAAGTTTTACGCTCAGAGAGACAACACTGACTTTTATTTAGCGCCTATCCCTAACAAGAACGATTCGTTTAGGGTCGTTTATTCAGTAAAACCAACCGCAACAAGCACAAGCATTCCAGACACTATCGGTCGAGAGTACCGTGAAGCGTTGGTGCATGGTGCGTTGTATCGATTGCAGATGATGGCAGGTCAGCCCTTCACCAGTCCTAACCTTGCGGCTGTCAATAGAGACCTATTTGAGAAAGAAGTGGGTCGCACCCTTCGACAGGTTAAGTATGGATTCAGTGGCGGTACGCTCACCTGCAAACCGAGGGCATTCATCTAATGGCTTACTTAACGACAATCGACCTTGTTCAAGGCGATCAGTTACCAGAGATCGAGATCACGCTAAAAGACTCGAACACTGCGGCGACTGGTCAAACGCTTGATCCAGATGACGCGACTACGTTTGCGGCCCTAGATCTTACCGACGGTTCAGTCCGTATGCGTGTGCGTCAGGTTGGACAGACTTCACTTATCGACACCCTGCTAGGAACAGTAACAAACGCAACAGAAGGGAAAGTAACTTTTGTTTTCGACTCTGACACGCTCGACACAACGGGTGTGCTTGAGGGCGAGATCGAGTTCACTGATTCTAATTCTAGAACGCAAACAGTGGTAGATCTGATTAAGTTTAAGGTCAGATCACAGTTCGGGTAAGTAAATGGCGATCCATGCCGAGGTAAAAGTCCGACGGCTGGTCGCGAGTGCTACAAGTCGAAGGCTCTTTGTAGAGGCGTCTCGCCCTACCTTTGCGGCAGTGATCTCAGAGAGATCCCTGTCCATAAGCACGAGCCACCGAGAGCTTCACCCAGAGATCAGCTATCGTCAGCTATATGCTTCGCCTAACTGGCGACAGCTATTCCTGCATGACGTTCACGTAAACGCTGAACGTACACTGTACTCGTTTACTGATCAGTACTCGTTTACTGACTCACATGTGTTTGCGATTCAGCCGGCTTTCTCAGACAGCACGTCTTTATTTGAATCTCACCTTTTAGATTTTGGCAAGATTCTGAACGATCAAACAGGGATGACAGACAGCCCTGTCCTAGATCCAAACAAAGTCGTGCTGGACTCTTACACGCTTCCGAGGCAAC